GCAATAGTCCATATATTTTTACCTATGCTAGTAAACTTGTCAAAACCCTTTTGCTCTGCTTTATTCATAAATTCTGTAGCTGCTACATATTGCCAGTCATCTATAATGATATTCTTAATCTCTGGTCTATTCTCAGATACATACACTACAACCTTTGAAATAAGCTTTGGGTCTGATGTATTTAATAAATTACCTTCTGAAGGTGGTCCTTCTTCTGGTATAGGTGTATAATTCTTAGAGTACCCTCTAAAAGGTAAATCTTTACCTTGTACGTTAATAATAAAAGTTTCTTTAGGATCTAGAAATGATACAGATGTACTTTTACCTGTACCACTCTCTCCTACAATTAATGCTGCTTTTGACATTTTTATCTTTTTTGTTTTTTATCTACAAATTCGTAGACTTTTCTTAGTTTCTCTTCTTCATCAAGTTTAGGCATCTCTTTAAAGAGATTGACTGCACCGTCATAGAAGAGTGGCAACTTTAAATTAGGTTTGCCAATCCTATTTTTCAATATTAAAAGACTTCTAAAGTTATCTTTTAATGCTATAATATCATACCCCATATACTTGTTTAACTCGTATCTATCAGGGGCAAATAAACCAATAATTACTAGAGCATCTCTTGCTGTCAACTTATTGTCTGCTAAATTAGCCAATGAAGGTTCTAATTTATTAGCTTTAAAGTGGTCAACATTCTCTGCTGCAGCAGCTTGCTGTTGTACATTCACAACAACATACTTCCAATGTTTAGTTATTTGCTTTCTACAGTAATCTGCAGACCATTTACCCATAGTACCATGCAAGTTCATCTTTTGTCCAGTATTAAAATCTGTTTCTGGAGTTAATAAACTAATATGGTCAGATATTGCAACAACATACTCATTTGGATTATGTGGTTCATAATGAGAATATTTCCAATTAGACTTTTTACCCTTATCAAAGGATTCATACTTATCATGAGTGATTAATAACTTTTCTTCTCCTTCTTGTAAGTTTAACTGAGTCCAATAATGATGTCCATTATTATTAGAATACTCTCTTAAATATTTGTACATTCCATAAGGATTACTTACAGAATCTACTACATCTACACACTCAAACAAATCTTCAAAATATCTCTTACCTTCTTCTATCTTATCTATTATATCTTGTGGTAGAGACTCTAACATACTCTGTAATGCCAAAACATCTATGTGTATATTATATGTCTCTGCAAGCCAAGCTACTATTATGGTATTAATAAATTCTTCTAAAGATTCTTCTAAAGCAAAGTAAATTATCTTTAGCTTTAGACCTGTTTCAGGGTGATTCTTAATAAAATCATAGGGTGTTCTTACAAACATATACTTAGTCAACTGTGTTTTACCAACACCTGAATTTGCTGTCACGATGTAATAAGTACCTTTTATAATACCAGGTAAATATGTACTCAATCTAGGAAATTTCTCTGTAAAAGGTATACAGTTATAAGAACCACTTTCTATTTTAGCTTTGTTCTCTTTTATTCTTTCAACATGTTTCTGAAAATTAAATTGTTTCATGCCAATCTTGTTTTTGCTGAAGACCTTCTTCTTTGACATACTCAACCCATTGAGATAATCTAGAGCTTACATTCTGACCAGTACCTTTACTAATAAAGTAGTCAGCTTGTTGCATATATTTCAAATTATCTAACGAATCAAAGTAAGCTTCTGCTGCTGCAAAGATCTCTTCTTTAGTTACATCTGGATTCTCATTTAAAAATACTTTCATTTTCTTGTAACAGCCTTGCTTGTTACCTGCGCCACCTGGCTTCTTATCTTTAAATAAATCTCTCCATTCTTCTAACCAATCTAAGTCTTCTTCTTTCTTAATTTTATTTACTTTCTGTGTTGACGTAGAAACTTTTTCATCTGAACTATATTTTTCTAGTTCATCTAACATTCTCTCACCTAATTTAGTCAAGGAAGCTTTATCAAAGTTAAAAGTATTACCTACTCTTTCCATTTCTAAAACTCCTTTTCTAATTAAGTATTGAAACTCTGTCATTTTTACTTGGAAAGACCAAGCAAATTCTTTGACACTTTCTCCTGCCTTAAGCAGAGACATAATCATTAAGTGGTTTCCATTTATCTTAAAATTTTTCAGTTTGTTTAATAAATTTTCGTTCATTTTATTTTTAAAATTCTATCTTTTCAAAATCCTGTCGGACTTTTCTCATTCTTAGGTTGTCATACATAAGTTCTCTTTGTGACATGTCAATAATAATTTGTTCTCTTATTATATCTCTAATGTAGTCTTCTTCTGAATATATATTATACTCATTATAGTTTTGTTCTTTTAATTTTTCTGACATTTTATTATTTTTTAGTGTATCCAATGGTCTCCTACAGCTGTTTCTGCATCCATAGGGACATTTTGACAAAAATAAGTACCTGCTTTCTTCATACATTCAATAGTAAACTCTGCCATCTGTTCTGACTTGTCTTGCTTAAATTGTTGAACTATCTCATCGTGTACAAGTAATAGTACACCTTCTTCTAAGGAAGAGTCCTTGTCAACTAATATAGTAGCTAATTTAGTCATAGTAGCAGAAGTACCTTGAATTCTATAATTCAACGCAGCTCTTTCTAATTTGCCTTTTAAAATCATGTATTCCTTCCAATAACCTGATAACTCAGGGTGTTCTTCTTTTAATCTACTCTTTATAATCTGCTTTTCTTCATAGGTTAAATAATTATAACCTTCTGGATAATAAGACATTGCTTTTTCATAAGCTCTCTTCATTTTACCAAAGTCAGGATAAAAATATCTTTTCTTAGTATACTTATCTAGCTCTATCCAGCCTCTCTTTACCACTAGCTTTTTAGTAGTGTCAAAGTCTTCTTGAAGTCCTGGATAAGCTTGAAAGAATGCTTTATAAAACTTAGTAGCTTCATCTAGACTAACTCCTAAATCCATACTAATAGTGAATTCAGAGCCACCATAGAATATCTTAAATATCATAGCCTTAGCTACATTCCTTTCCTTTTTATTTACTTCCTTGTCGCATATAAAAGACTCATCTGCCTTTATAATTTTAAACATATTAGTAGCAGTCAAGGAATGCACATCAGTACCAAATATAGGATGCCCTTCGGTAAAAAGAGATTGCAATGTTTTATTGTTAGTAACTTCTGCTCCTACTCTAACTTCTTGAGCTGAATAGTCAGTAGCTATCATATCATATTCCCCATCAGGAATAAACATTTTTCTCCACTCTTTACCATTAGGTATCTGTTGCAGATTAATAGATGTAGAACTCATTCTGCCTGTATTCATTAGTTGAATAAAGTTAGAATATACTTTGCCAGTAATAGGGTGGATATATCTTAGCCACTCTTTACCAAATGTTGTAGTCAACTGCTGATACTTTTTTAATAGTAAGAAATTAGTTATAAAAGCCTGATAATCATCTGCACTTTTAAATTCTAATTCTTTACCTGCAAAAAAGTTTTCTTTATTTTCATTGGTTAACAATTTAAACATAGCCTTTGCTCCAACAGTATACTCTTCTTCTCCAGTAAATTTAGACTTTTCTTTAGGACATATTCCTAAATACAAAGCAAACTCTACTACAGATTTGGGACTCTTCCAATCTATATTGCATTTAGTCCCTTCGAATAAGTCACTTATGGTAAACTGAGTATGATTTTCAGTAACCCATTTGTCTAGCCTATCTTTTTTCTCTAAATAGATATTAAAGTTTTCATCTGCTAACTCTACCCATCTGTCTTGATTGATAGATACACCCCTAAGTTCTATTCTACCTAATATAGGTACAAAAGCATTCTCTAGTTTAAATCCAACTTCAGGTAAGTAGAAATCATCTTCTGCTATCATCCTACCTTTTAATTGAATTTGTCTTAGTTGCAGAGGTGTTATAATATCTGTAGCACCATACTCTATTTGTTCTTTAGTAAAAGGAGTGTTACCTATCTCTATAAACTGAGTTCTAATACTCTTGTCTACATATAGTTTCTCTTTTTTACCATCTAAGAAGTTAAATAAAGACTCATA